TCTGATTTGTTAATCAGGTAGTCAGCGTGGCTTTCTAAATCCTCAGTTGACCAGTGTGTAAATATATTTTTCATAGGTAATTATTTATACTCCGAAATTACAACTATTTTAAATAAAAACAAAATATTTTTTAAATTTTAATAAATTTTTTTAATTATTTCATTAAAAAGTTCTTCGGACTCCTGTTCTGTATTATTATAAAAAATATTGCATTTATTATTTTCTAATATATTTTGGATCTTAGTGTGTTTTGCTTTTTTAAATTTATCGGTTTGATTATCTTTTCTTTGTCTATGTCTTTGCTCACAAACATCATCATCAACTAATATTACGTTAATATCACATTTAACTGAATCAAACAAACTTTGATTAAATAACCTATCTCCTTCAAAAATTATTGTGCCTGTTTTTACTTTATTAATCATTTTAATAAAATCAGGTTGAACCGCCATTGATAATTTGTCTGTGCCTGAAAACAAACTTTTATTATATATGCCTATAACATATAAATCGTGTGCATTAGAATATAACCCTCTGACTAAGCCAAATTTAAAACCAACAAATGGTTTATGTTTTTCTATAATCTTTCGCATTAGTGTTGTTTTGCCACTTGCTGGAATGCCGCCTATTGCAATTATTTTAGCCATTTAAAAATTTTAGAAATTAAATAAGGGTATATAACAAGACCATCTTTCCAACCGCCATTCATAACAATATTATTTTTATTAATTCTTAATAGCATACCCTCTCTTGGGTTTTTAATATTCATTGGTCTTGCACCAAAAACAATTTTTTCATACTCATTAATGCCATTATTTTTTAATCTTTCTAAACTTGAGTTGATATACTGCTTTTGTTTTTTTATATAATTATTATGTCTAATTGCTGTGCTATCTCCGTACCACATATATTCGTTATGCCATTTCATAATTTTTTCATGAGTATATGGTCTATATGTATTTATATAATTCTTTATTTGCTTAGACTTAAAGAAAAAACCATGACCACTCAATGCATCAAGATTAGGCAATTTTAATAACCTCTTAGCTAAAAACCCAGCACAAATTATATTAATGCCTTTATAAAATTTGTTTTTTGTTTTAGCACCCTCTAAATCAATATCAATGACTTCTTCATTTATAAAGTCGTTTTTTAAAACATTAGGTATTGGTAAATGATAAATTTTTTTACTTACATTTTTGCTAATAAATTCTCTTTGCTCAACTTCATAATTGTTATAAATAAAATCTAATGATGTTTTTATATATGAAACATCTTTAAGCCATGTATCACTAAATAAATTTTCACTTATAATTGAAGCCGCAAAGGGCATACGAGCATCAAAAATTCTATATTCAATAGACTTGTTTTCAAATTCTTTAGCTAACATAGATCCTGCTAGACCTGCACCAATTATATTATACATTCTTTTGCTCTTTTTTCAAGATGCTCTAAATCCTGACCAACCTTATATTTATTGTGTTTATATGAATGATATTTACATAGTAAGGTTTCAACTTCATTAATCCTTAACCCCTTATTATTGTTGTGAGGTGCTTGTAAATCATCAAAACCCTCTAACATATCATAAGCATTGGCAATAAGTTTTTTATATAGTTTAGTGTCTTTCAAAATTTTCAAATCTTCTGGGTAATCATTTATCATTAATAAACCCTTTAAAGGAAAGGTATATGCACTTCTAAAATCTAAAGAATCAAAATCCACATTTAAACCATAACAACAACTCATTAAATCCATAAATTTCCAAGCCGCCCAAGATCCATAACCTTTAATAGATTTAATTTGATTAAAAACAATTCTGCCATCTCTTTCAAAAAACTTTTTAAGATCTATACCAAAAAACGCTTTTTGTATATTGTTTAAATATTCTCTGGCATGCATTTTATGCTTTCGCCTTTCGTTGCCATACTTAACTTCCTCTAAAGTTTTTTTCTTAAATAAAACTTCTAATTCAGAATAGCTATCATATATTACTAATTTATGTAAAATCCATCTGAACATTTGTTTTTTATCAAAACCTAATTCAATAGATTTTTCTCTTATAAGCATATAATCTGGGTCTATATCTCCAGTTATAATTAATTGTTTAGAAAATTCTCTGAAAGATAGAGACATTAAGCAAGTTTTTGTCCTTTGACTCTGTTTTTAGCAATATTCATTTCTTCTTCAGCAGAGCCACAATGTATCATTTTTTTTCTGTAATACATTACTAAAGATATTCTTGTTGCATCTTCATCTACTTTTTTGATTGGCGTATTGCCATGCCATTGATGAACATCTACTAAAAGTAAATCACAATTTTGAATATCGAAAGCCACACCCCATTTCGGAACTACAAAAAAACCGCCATTGAATTTACCTTTACGAAGTGCTACAAGGTTTCCAAAACCTTTTTCAAAATCACCTTTATCAGTATGTACCGCAGTTTGCCAGTTTTTATTTACTGTTACTGTTGTAAATGCTGTATCAGGTATTACAAAATCACTTGAAGTTTGGTCCGCTACATCTCTTTGTAATTTATAATGCTCAGGCATTAATTTTTCATACATCTTATCAACAAACTTAATAATTGGGTATGCCTTTTTAAATTTGCTAAACTCTTTTTCATTAAATGCAGTTTGCCTACAATAAGGAAATCTTGCATTGCGATCGAAATATCCTATAATACCACTGTTTACAGAATTATAAGCCGCATTAGTTTTAGAAATTGTGCCATCTTTTTTAACCTTATAATGAGTTGAATGTCCTTTACTATCTAATTCACCGCTTGAAAAAGGTCTATTGTTAGTTGGTTTAGCTGCTGTTTTTAAATTGTCATAAGCGTTTTTTGCAATGTTTCCTGGAATTATATTTTTTCTAAACTTCGCAATTGTTTTACCGGTTTCCGCACAAAATACATCAGCATCATGGTCTATAAAAACATTATAGTCTTTTTCGCCAAGCATAGCACCAGCCAATTTCAATGCTTGTTCATCACTTAATCTTGGTTTTAATTCATACTTTTTGATCATTGTATAATTTTTTTATTGCTTCAAATACTGTATCAGTTAAATTATCTGTATTTAAAACAGATCTCAATTCTAATTCCATTTCCCTAAATTTAGGTTCTGTTTCTGTATTTAAAAATAATTGAACCATTTTGACATGAGATTTTTCTAAGTCATCTGGATATTCGTATGAATCATCAATGTTTGTATTCATCTCAAAATCTAAATCATTTTCCCATTTAGGCACATCTAAACCCCACTCAACTAATTTTTCATTTTCCCAACCATTTGCTAATATGTCCCAGTCCCATTGACCAAAACTTACATTGTCTTTAATTATAAATTCTTGTTTTTGTTCTTCTGACCAACCCTCTGTAATACTTATTGGAACTTCAGTCAAACCGGCTTCTAAACATGCTTTTAATCGCATATTACCACCGAGAACAACCATATTTTCATCAACCACAAGAGGTCTGACCTCTAACATTTGCGGGAATGATTTAATGGACTCTACAAGTTTTTTGAATTTAGACTCATTTATAAATCGAGGATTAAATTCATTTTCTTTAACTTTTGTTACGCTAATTTTTTTATGTTTTATCATCTTTTTTGTTTTGCTCATACAAATATAAGTTTAAATCCCAAATTTTGCTAGATGCAATTTTTTGGTCTTTATATGTGTGCGGTGATCTAGTAATTTTACCATTATTATCAACCTCTATATAACATTCTTTTCGCAATCTAATTGGCACTATATAAATTTTAATGCCATGTGCTAAGCACCATGATTTTGCTTCTAAATATTTATTCAATTCCTTTGTATATTAAATTTAAGTCTTCATGTTTTTTTTGCATAGTTTCTAAATGCAAAGCAAAACCCAAAAATAAGTAATTTATTGCATCTGCATATCTGCTTTCTATAGGTTCAGCTGCGTGCATTTCAGGATTATGTGCGTGTGATAATATTGCTTGAACGTGCTTGTAAAAAAATACTGCCCAAACTTCTTGCGGCTCTAATCCTAAATTTTCTGCTGTTGTTTTAAAATTATGTAAAACATCTGCACTTTTATTAGTGTACTCAGGTTGTTTTTTGTTCATAACATCTTGAGCAAGACTCAAAATACTTTTTTTAATATCATTTAATTGTTTGTGATCCATGTTATTTTTTATGTTATTATATGTTATTATATGTTAAAAAGGAATATCATTATCTTTTATTACTTCAAATTTCTTGTCAGTATCTTCTACTGGCTTATATACACCACCATTTTTAAAATCCGGTGCTATTTCAAATGATCCTAATTGACCATTTTCTTTACGTTTAACTTTTTCTACATATATTTTTACCGAGTCAGATCCATAAGAAGTTTTTTGCCCAATGTTTCTATAAACTATTAAACCATTATACGCCTTATTAAAAAAATCTGCTGAGCCGGATATGTCATATAATGTAGGTTTTTTGTATTGACCGCCCTCGCTTTCTATTTTTCTTGGATGTGCTACTAAAAATAAATGTGTTTTAGTTTGTTGGCAAAATTGTGTAATCTCACTTAATGTTCTACCAATATAAGAATGGTCTCTTTGTGCTGAATGGTCTAACATATTCCAAGGATCTATGACACAAACATTTATTCCTTTTTGAAATACCAATTGTTTAAATGCATCCAGTATAGATTTTAATGTCAAATTTTCTAAGTCAATTTTAATCCAATAAAAATGTTCTTCTATAAAATCTTTTACATTATCAAGATCTTCATTATCACAATTTTTACTTAATAATTTATTTGCAATTCTTTTTATGTGTGCTTCATAAGGAAAACTCTCAGGACTGAACATAGCACATCTAAATTTATGTCTCATAGCTATATTACATAAAACTTGATCTAAAACATCTGACTTCCCGCTATTAGGTATGCCCGAAACTACCGACCATTCACCCATAGATAACTTAAAGTATTCATCACCTCCGCTTAAACCAATAGTGTAATTTTTAACGCCATTTTCATTATAATTCAAAACACTTTGCCAAATATTACTAATATTTATAACGCCCTCAATTGGAAATTGCTTAGCATTGCTTATAAGCATTCTTAATTCTTCTGCACCTTTTTCTACTAAAACCTCATTTGCATCTTTATATTCTTCAAAATCTACATACTTGCATCTATGTATGCCTAAACGCCTTGCCAATTCTTTTCTTAAACTTAAACCAGCTGAATCATTATCTGTGCATAATATTATATCAGTTTTGTTTTCAAAATATTTATAGCAATTATCTAAATAATCTAATCTTTGATTACCTTTACTTGCACCATTAGGTACTGATACAACTGAATATAATCCGGCTTCATGTAATGACAATGCATCAATTTCTCCTTCAACTATATAACATTTTTCAGTATCTTTTATATTATTTAATCCATAAAAAATTAATTCAGCACCAGCTACTAGTTTAAAATTCTTTTCACCATCTCTATATTTTACATTTACAATTTGATTATCACGATAATAATTAAAATTTATGCATCTTCTTTTTGATTGTGCTTGTGGTATAAATTCAACACTTTCGCCAATTTTATAATGTGCTAAAGTCGCTTCGGTTATTCCTCTATTTTTAAACCATGATATAACTCTTTCATTAAGATTTACATTGACTTTTGGAGGTAAAACATATTCGACTTTCTTTTTAAATTTAACATTGCCTTGCCAACCGCAATGATGACAATTATACAAACCCTCATCAATATCAACAGACAAACAAAGATCTTTTTTATTACGCCTTGTGTGTGAGCATTTTGGACATAATGTTTTAGTTGCTTTGCCTTTAATATTTATGCCAAGATCTTGTAATTCAGAAACGTAATTCATAAGTATTTTTTAAATATATAAAAATATTTTAAATTTCTAATTCATCTATGCCAAGTAATTTTGACTTCTCGAGTACGTATGCCGGTACTTTAGTTTGCCTAATATTAGATTTTTTAAATAACATTTGATTTGTTGCAAACCCCTCAAACCTATATTTAGGATATTTAGCCGAAAACAATGCAAATAATTGACACTCGCTTTTTAATCTTGTCGGCACCATTAATGGGTTTTCAATATTTCTGTTCACTTTTACATCTACACTTTTACCCCATATATAAGCATCATAATAATCAGTACCCTCGTGTTTAGAAAAAATATCAATTTTAAAATCTGGGAACAAATTTAATTCTCTACAAAAAATTAATTCAGCACCAAAACCTACAATGTCTAATTCATTTGTATTGTTTTTATTAATTGTACCATTACCTCTACCAACTTTACAATTTTGTTCGTGTCTTTGTTTACCGATGAACTCTACTATTTTTTGTTCTACCGGATCTAACATAAATACTTCTCCTTTATTCATCTTTGACATATTTAAAAAGTTCTTTTAATTGATATTTATTGAACACTTGATTTAGGTTAAAATAATTTAGATCACCAGTTTTAGTTTTTGCACCTAATTTTTCTTTGCCATCTTCATGGTATATGTAATATTTAATGATGCCTTTAATTTTCCAAAAGAATTTCGGCTTATTAGCGTTCTTGTATGTTTCATTATACTTGTCAATATATCTTATGCCATTCTTGTCTTTATTTCTTAATTTCAATAAAGTCAAAAAATGTTCTGACCAAAATTCATGTTCTCTAATAAATTTTACAATTAGGTATAATTGTTGAAACTCATAGCCATCAATTTTGTTTAATTTGTCTAAGCATCCAAGCCATCTTTTTTTCTGTGTTTCAGTTTTAGGTTTATATCTATCAGGAAATAAATCCAAAAAATGAGGGTACACTTTTAATACTGTTTTATCCATAGGTTTATTATTACTTTTATTTATGTTATTATTATTAATAATATTACTTTGAGGTTGATTACCTTGCTTTAGGTTTTCTGTCTCTAGGTTTTCTGAATTAAGTGGGTTATCTATAAGTATATAATTTATACCAGCAATTTTACCATCAACATAAATCCTTTCTCTTTTTAAATAACCATTGTCAATTAATTCGTTTATTTTATTTCTAATTGCTGTTTTATTTTCTTTAAAATGTCCGCAAATAAATTCGACTGTAATTTCTTGTTTTGAGTCATGACTAAATAGCCATGTATATAATCCAGTCGCACCAACGCTAATTCCTTTGTGCCTTAAAATATAACT